CACGAAGATCCACGACCAGTCCATGCTTCCGAAGAAGCGGCTGTCGACCATTTCCGTGCCGGGAACGAACAGTTCCATGAAGAAGATCGCCTTCGCCGCGAAAACGGCGGACGGCTTCAACCCTTCGCTGGCCCTATGCGACGAGATCGCCGCATGGCCAGGCGAAAAAGGACTTCGCATGTATGAAGTCCTTAAATCCGGTATGGGTGCGCGTGCCGGCGACGCCCTGCTGATCTCCATGACCACATCCGGCTACGAGAATGACGGCATTTATGACGAGCTGATGAAGCGCAGCACGCGCTTTCTGCTCGGCGACTCCAACGAGAAGCACCTATTGCCGGTCATTTACATGATTGACGATGTCGAGAAGTGGAACGACATAAACGAGCTGAAGAAGTCCATCCCGCAGCTGGGGAAGTCTGTGTCGGTGGACTACATCCTGAACGAGATCTCTGTCGCGGAGCAGTCACTTTCGAAGAAGGCTGAATTCTTAACAAAGTACTGCAACATCAAACAGAACTCTTCCCAGGCGTGGCTGAACACGCAGGACGTCCAGAAGAATTTCTCCGGAGCGCCGCTGGATTTAGCAGACTTCCGGGAATGTTACGCCGTAGCCGGCATCGACTTGAGCCAAACGACTGACCTAACAGCAGCGGTACTGATTATCGAGAGGAACGAGGTCCAGTACGTCTTCGCTCATTTTTGGATGCCGGCAGAGCGTATCGATGATGCTACGGCGCGGGACGGCGTTCCGTACCGTTCATATATACAGCGCGGGCTGATGTCCGCATCTGGTGAGGGCTTCGTCGACTACAAGGATGTCGAGAAGTGGTTCACCGACATGGTCGAGGAATATAGGATATATCCCTTAAAGGTCGGCTATGACCGTTACTCGGCTCAGTATCTGGTTCAGGATATGTCATCGTACGGCTTCAACATGGACGACGTCTTCCAGGGCGAGAACCTGACGCCGGTCATAAACGAACTGGACGGCATGATCCGCGAGGGCCGGTTCAATTGCGGGGACAACGATCTGTTAAAGATCCACCTGCTGAACTCGGCATTAAAATGCAACAACGAAACCAATAGGAAGCGGCTCGTGAAGATCTCCCAGACGCAGCGGATCGACGGCATGGCCGCGTTCCTGGATGCAATGTGCGTCCGGCAGAAGTGGTACGCGGAGATCGGCGAGCAGCTCCATAACGAGGATTAAAACATGGGCCTTCTTGATAGGATTTTCGGACAAAAGAAACAGCCTGAAAAGCTGGACCGGATCGAGACCGATACGTTCCGGCTGCTGGACGGCTACCGTCCCGTCTTCACGACCTGGTGCGGTGAGCTTTACGAGAGCGAACTGGTCCGGGCGGCGATCGACGCCAAAGCGCGCCACGTCTCCAAGCTTCAGATGGTGATGAACGGAGAGGCGCAGCAATATCTCAGGACGCGCATCAAACACGCCCCGAACGAGTTCCAGACCTGGTCGCAGTTTCTGTACCGGCTGAGCACGATCCTGGACATCAGGAACAACGCGTTTGTGGTTCCGGTGCTGGACGAGTACGGACGGCAGACGGGCTTCTACCCGATCTGCCCGCGCGAGTGGTCTCTGGTGACGACCAAGGACAAGACCGTCTGGATCCGCTTCACCTACTGGAACGGAGAGCGGTCCGCGATCGAGCTGAACCGGGTAGGCATACTGAACAAGTTCCAGTACAGAAATGACCTGTTTGGTGAATCGAACCGCGCGCTGGATGACACGATGCAGCTGATCGAGATCCAGCGCCAGGGCATCGAGGAGAGCGCGAAGAACTCCGCCTCGTACCGGCTGTTGGCGCGCGTGTCGAACTTTACCAAGCCCGACGACCTGGCGAAAGAACGGCAGCGCTTCGATAAAGAGAACTTCCAGAACGGCGGCGGCGGTCTATTGCTGATGCCGAACACATACACGGACATCCAGCAGGTCAAACAGCAGGCATACTCCGTCGACACTGAACAGCTGAAGCTGATACAGCAGAACGTATACAACTACTTCGGCGTCAATGAAGACGTCCTCCAGAACAAGGCCGTGGGCGATGCCTGGGCGGGATTCTACGAGGGAGCGATCGAGCCCTTCGCGATCCAGCTGGCCGATGTAATGACGCGGATGACCTTCACGCAGATGGAACAGTCCAACGGCAACGCGTTCTACTTTACGGCAAACCGTCTGCAATACCTGAGCAACACCGACAAGCTGAACGTATCGGCGCAGATGCTGGACCGCGGCATCATGAGCATCAACGAAGTCCGCTCGATCTGGAATCTGGAACCGGTCGAGGGCGGAGACGAGCGCATCATCCGAGGCGAATACTACAACGCCGACGAGAAAATAGATGAACAGCCGGCTGAGGAACCGGCGGAAGGAGAAGAAAGTGATCTCAACTGACACACGCGAGTACAGGAGTTTTGAACTCCGGCAGAAAGCTGAAGGAGAACCGGACGACAGCATGATCCTGGAAGGGCGCGCTGTCGTTTTCAATTCTCCCGAGGTCATGTACGAAGACGAGGATGGCACCCAGTACATGGAGCAGGTCGACCGCGAGGCGTTTGCGAACGCGAAGATGGACGATGTCATCCTGAACATGAACCACGAAGGGCAGGCACTGGCACGGACGCGGAACAACACGCTTCAGCTCGAGCTTAACGAGGACGGGCTGAACGTTGTCGCGGACATGTCGAAGTCCCGCGCTTCCAGAGATGCCTACGAGGCAGTGCAGAACGGCCTTGTGGACAAAATGAGCTTTGCGTTCACCGTCGCCAGAGATTTCTACGACGAGAACACGCATACACGGACCATCCTGGAGATCGACCGGCTCTTTGACGTCAGCCTGGTCAATTTCCCGGCATACGAGCAGACATCAGTGGCTGCGCGTTCCTGGTACGTTGCTCAGGCGGAGGCCGAGCATCGCGCTGCGGAGGCAGCGAAGCAGGCGGCGGAGGCCGCCAGGGTACGCGAAGAGAAGAGGGCTGCCCTGTCCGAGATTCTAAAGAAACTGGAGGGTGTCGAAAATGATGATTGAGAGCATGACCATCAACGACATCGAACAGCGCGCAGCGGAGATCCGCATCGAGATGGAGTCTGAAGACGCCGATCTTGACGCCCTGGCAGAAGAAGCCCGGCAGATGGAAGAGCGGAAGAACGCCATCCGGAAAGAAGCGGAAGAGCGCGCCAAACAGGCCGAGGAGATCGCAAACGGCTCCGTCGGCGAAATGAAAGAAGAACATAAGGAGAGTGTAAAAATGTCCAACATGGAAATTCGTAAGTCCCATGAGTACAACATGGCCTATGCCGAGTACATCAAGACCGGCGACGACAGCGAGTGCCGCGCCCTTCTGACCGAGAATGTCTCCGGCAAGGTTCCGGTTGCTGAGTTCGCCGAGAACGCAGTCCGCACCGCGTGGAACCGCGAGGGCATCATGAGCCGCGTCCGCAAGACCTTCCTCAAGGGCAACCTGAAGATCGGGTTCGAGGTCTCTGCCGATGGTGCCTATGTGCACACCGAAGCCGCGAACACCGCGACCACGGAAGAGTCCCTGGTCCTGGGCGTCACCAATCTCATCCCGCAGTCCATCAAGAAGTGGCTGCAGATCTCTGATGAGGTCTATGACATGAAGGGTGAGGAGTTCCTTACCTACATCTACGACGAACTGACCTATCGCATCGCGAAGAAGGCCGCCGATCTGCTGGTCGCCGCCATCGTCGCCTGCACGACCGGTTCCTCCGACGACCATCCGGCTCAGGGCCGGATCACTGCCACGACCATCACGGTCGGCCTTACGGCTCAGGCTCTTGCTGAGATCAGTGACGAAGCTTCCGATCCGGTCATCATCATGAACAAAGCCACCTGGGGCAAGTTCAAAGCCGCTCAGGCTGCGAACGGCTACGGCTATGATCCGTTCGAAGGCCTTCCGGTGCTGTTCAACGACAGTCTCGCCAGCTTCGACGCTGCCACGACCGGCGTCTGCTACGCGATCGTCGGCGACCTTGGTGTCGGCGCTCAGGCGAACTACCCGAACGGCGCGGAAATCGAGATCAAGATGGACGACAAGACGAAGATGGAATACGACCTCGTTCGTATCCTTGGACGTCAGTACGTCGGTCTCGGCGTTGTCGCCCCGAAGGCGTTCTGCCAGATCCTGCACTAATCGAT